AAGCTTTGGAAAGATACAAAATTATACTATCTTTGCAGTCCCAAAAACAAGGTTCGTTGGCCGAGTGGCTAGGCACCGGTCTGCAAAACCGATTACGGCGGTTCGAATCCGCCACGAACCTCATTTACCAAAAAGCTCACAGTCTTTTAGACTGTGAGCTTTTGCGTTTTGGCTATATACCAACTAATTACGAATACGACTCTATAAGGCATATAATTGAACTTTCGACCTAAATGTAGACCAATCAATACAAAAGCAGACCTATGATTACAATAAAATTATACCACAGAGCGGAAGGAAAAGACAAAACAACCGGATTCATATACGTGAGTTTCTATGTAAATCGCGAAAAAGAACATTTTTCGACTAAAGTTCAGTGTCTGGCTAAGCACTGGAATCCGGATAAAATGCGAATAAGTACTGCAGATAAGCAAGCATCTGATAAGAATCTGATATTGGAGAAGATTCTGGCTCGTGTAAACGACGTAATTGTGAAGTATCGCCTCCGGAATAAAGTATTGACCAGGGCAGCTTTTAAAAAGTCGTATAACCGGCCGGATGACTTTGATAATTTCTACGCTTTTTGTGATGAATACAAGCGTAAGTCAGTATCTAATCGTGTTGAAAGCGCTACGCTTGCCACTCATGCCACTGTATTAGAGAAACTGAAGGCTTACTCACCCGACTTGCATTTCGACGACATAACGCTTGATTTTGTGGCTGATTTCTATTCACATCTTCGAAAGAAGATAAAGAATAATGAGAATACAACCTATAAGAACTTATCGGTAGTTCGTAAATATGTGAAAGCAGCATGTAAGGCTGGATATATGGATGAAAATCCGTTTGACGACTTTCATATTTTACGAACAAAAGCAAATTACACCTATTTGGAGGAATCGGAGCTGCAAAAGCTATTGAAATTATACCGTGCCGGAGAACTGGAACTAAAGTTCTATAAAACACTTCAATTCTTCTTATACATGTGCTTCAGCTCGCAGCATGTTGGTGACGCTAAAGCAATGAAGATAGAACAGTTTACCAATGTTTCATTCACCTATTACAGAGTAAAACTAAGAAACTCAAAACCTGAACCGATAACGGTACCAATGTCTTTATCGCTCCGGAAGTTACTCGGTGAGATTGTTGGACATAGAAAAAAAGGATTAGTATTCGAGAATCTTCCGGCAGACCAAACCATGAATCGATTTTTGAAAGAGATTGTAAAAATGGATAAGGTAGAAATAAAAAAGGCGGTAACACACAAGACCGGTCGACATACATTTGCAACTTTCTATCTTGACAAAACAAAGGATCTAAATTCGCTCAGGGATATTCTAGGTCATTCTGATATACGTGAGACACTCATTTATGCACATGTGCTAGAAAAATCAAAAGAACGGAGCATTAATTGTTTCGACATCTTCAAATAATCATAAATCGCCGTACAATTGAACTTTTGTACGGCGATCTGTTTTACTCAAGCATTCGGTAGAATGTTCCTTTTAGTAATGAGGATCTACTTTTTTTTGTTTTTATATGTTCAATTGAAATTGGCATATAGTAAGCAGATTCAACATAGAATATACAATTTACATTACGATCCGGACGATCTTCAAAGTAAAATATATATTTCAGAGAGGGATCAATAAGTACTTCCGGACGGTAATCAGCTACTACACCATCATCACCTACTAGTCTCATTGTTTTAAATGCCGGAAGTGGATCAATAATTTCATAATAGACACCTCCATCCTCCCACTGAGGTAAATCAATATTTGAACATGGATAATTCACATAATTACGGATTAATGTACCACTATGACTTCCAGTAAATGACTTTTCTATCTTAAACCTTCCGGAATACATACACACTTCCAAATTACTTGAACGAACAATATCACCTTTATCACCTTCAATCATCTCAAATATAGTCTTATTTTCAACAAGCAAATAACTATTAGAACTCTCAGGCATTGTATAATGGACATTGAATGTAGAATTATTATCGGCATAATCAATAGCTTTTTGAGTTCCTTTATATATAGCTGAAGGAGTAAGATTTAGCGAAAGCACATTTTTTGACGAAGTTCCATAGTCGGCAAGTCTATTCACATTATATGAATAATAAACTATACCAGTTCCTGGGAACATTAATTGATAACCTGGAAATTCGTGTTTAGCTGAAGTATTTATCCAATCCCTTTTATCAGCCGTATTTCTTAAAATGTTTAATTTATCAGTAGTATATCCTTCCGGACGAATATTAAAAAATTCTTCGATAGTACATTTAGCTACAATATCATCTGCAAGTCGGTGATAACTGAAGTAATTACTTCCTGGCAAATTGTATGATATTTTTGTATATCCAAATTTAAACGCTGAAGAGTCATCCGACAGATCACGTTCAAAACCATTTATAGGAGTAATTTTGACCCGTTTTTTAGTAGCCATTTCAGTTTTCGTCCGCACAATAGACAATGTTTTTGTTTGCCCTAAAACAATAAAACTTACATTGAAAAAATCCTCAATTGCTTTTATAAATTCTCTGATTGTCATATCAGGCAAACAGTCAGCATATTTCAACGAATCAACCGGATTTACAAGATACATTCGTTGTGCACGTTCATCGGCCAACAAAACATTATCACCCATTGTATAACCAAGGAGTTCAGGAAGTTTTGTTATATAATACAATAGATAAGGTTGCATAACGATAAGCCCATCTGTTACTGCAGTGAGGTCTAAATTATATTCATTCAGTATTGAAGTACCAGCCTTAACCGGGCAACATACAAATTTATTCGTCCAATGCCAGTTATTAATCGAATCCAGTGCCCGTTCAACGGTAATTTCTAGTTCCTCACCCCAATTAAGAGTGTAGATTTTATCTTCACTCTTAGCCAGGTAATTCAGTTCTGAATTACCTGATAGAAATTGAAACGAAACATTTAAATCTGTAGGCTTTGAAATAGTCATAGTTCCGTAACGAGTTACACCATCCTCTACTATTTTTGCATTTGCAGATATAGTTATAGAAGTATTTGCTAATCTATCGATCATCCCGAATGCTATTTTATTCTGTGCCACTTCTAATGATACAGTCATATCCAGTGTAAAATCACCTTCATTATTTATTTCAGGATTGTTTTCAATCCATGTAAACGAAAAATCATCCGGTAAAATTACCTCATTATATAATCCTTCGTTTTCAATATAAAATTCAATCATGGTTTTGAATTATTTAAAAGGGTTTCATACTCTTTAATTTTTTGAACTAAGCCATCACTCCCATGTAAATAAATTGGAGCCTTTGCATTAATTCCTTTATCTAGGTGATCATTCAACCGGTTAAGCGAATTAGCTACATCTGACAAATATTGTGCAGTTGGATCATCAGAATATTTTGGTGATAACGGCGTATTAGAATTACGATATCCGCCATCATAGTATCCTGGAGATAATCGTAAGGCTTTCGATATATCTGCCCTAGTAAGACTGGAAGCTGTACCCAATTTCTGTGCACTATCAATCAGATCAAGTACTGGTCGAATCTCACGGTTACGGGTAGTTTTATGAGTAGCAATAAACTCATCACCGTGATATGGCTGTCCATCAGGGAAAACACCACGAACCTCTCGAGGATCAGTTCCACCAGTATAGCCTTCCGGTGTGTGGTAACCACCATCGTAGTATCCTTCTTTTGCTGCTTCACGTGCTGACTCAGCCACGGCAATTTGAGACGCACCATATGCAACTGCAGCACCGGCAGCAATACCACCCAATATAGGACCACCAATTTTAGACATAGCTGCAAATGAATTAATAGCAGCAACTGCAGTTGTAGCAATTATCTGTGCAACCTGAAGCGCAAATTCAGCATCGGCATTTTTAGCCCTTATAGAGGCAAGTTCTTTGTTTTTTTGAGCCTCTATTTTAGTAGTATCTTTGCCGGCTTTTTGTGCAGCATCAATTTGTTTTTGATACTTTGTCTCTATCGATTTTTCTTCGGCCGACTGGAATCCCTGCAGAGCATTTGAGAACACTCCTGAAATATCCGAGATAGCACCTGCAGTATCTTTGAAGTTTTTTGTATTTACTTCGAATTCTTCTGCAGCTAAAATCCTGCGAACCTTAGTGGCATCCTTTTCAGATACTAGCCCTTTATTTACATACTCTTGCAGAATTTTAAGTTCAGTTTCTTTCTGCAGTTTAAATCTACTAAGTTCATCAAGACCATACTTTTCCTTGAATGATGATATTAATTGATACGTTGTTTCTGAGTTATCAATTAACTTCTGATTGATCTGCTTAGTAATTTTGTCAATTTCATCTGCAGATAATCCTTGTATTGCAAGCTTACGCCTCATAAAACTCAACTCCAGGGAAATCATTTTATCTTTATAGATCTGTTCACTCATTTGAGTGGTCAACCGTTCATCTGCCAACATTTTTTCAGCATCTTGTTGCTCTTTATCAAGATTTTTCAACTCTACAACAGCCTGTTTTGTTGACAGCTTACGCATTGCCTCATTGTGTTGCTCTTCTAAAATACGTAACGTTTCCAACTGATCAGCCGTCATTTTTTCTTTATCAACACCAAAAAGACCTAATTCACGAAGGCGATTAGAATATGATTGATTTTCCGATTTAATCGGATCAGCGTCCAATAGTATTTTCTTGATCTTGTTATTTTGCTCAATCTGTCTATCTAGTGCCTTTTTATCAATTTCAGCAATTTGTTTATTCAGATCCAATTTTAGACCGGGATCCGTAATTACTTTCAACAACTCCTGAAGCTTTTTCTTACGCAAACTATCATAGTTATCCTGTTGATCCAATAACTGTTGATTATAATCGTATTCGGTTTTAATGTCACCATCAATATACTGTTGTTTAATAGCAGCTATTTTTTTCAGGTTATCATTTTCAAGTTCCTGCATAGCCTGGTCAATCTTCTTTTTTTGTACTGCAGTTTTATCAGGCGATGAAGTTCCTCCGGATGTAGAAGGGGTATCTGATGTAGGCTTATTCGCTTTCTCCAACTTCTTTGTTTCAATATATTTCAATTGAGCATATTTAAAGGCAGCATTTGCTTCAGCTACTTGTTTATTGTAAAAATTCCATTCCGATGAACCTTTTTCAGAGTTATCTCTTAGTTCTGATTTCAGTTTCATCATTTTTTTGGCCTCATTCATTAATCCATCATAATATCCTGAAGTATTCATTCGTTTTACTTCTTCGTCATTTTTGGCGGCATTCGCACGAAAAGTGGATGAAGCATTTTCGTAGCTTTTTATATTAGCAGATAATTGGCGATCTTCATCTTCCAATGCTTTTATTTTTGCCTCATTGTCATTCTGTGGTTGTGATCGAAGTTTATTCAATTCGTTTTGAATTTCAATCTGACGTTGCATGGCTTTCACCGAAGCTTGCTCGTAAGCCTGACTTTTTGAGTTGAGCGCCACAGAACGTAACTTTAGGTCATATTGCTCATTTACATCGGCCAGTGCCTGTGCAAGCAATTCATTAGTTACTTTTTCTTTATCAATAAAGGAAATGAAGCCGGGATATTTAGCGTTTAGTTCGTCAATTAATCGGTTACGAGTGGCCTGATTATCATTAGTATTTATAATTGCTGTAACTAAGCCGGTCAACTGAGCCTTTTCTTCCATGACAGCTTTTGAGTTTTCAGCAAAATTATTACGGTAATCTTCCATCACACCGTTGGCTATTTTCTGCGCTTCAGTAAGCTCATTAGCTTTATTCAAATACGAAATCAAATAAACAGTAGCAATAGCAATAGCAGCTGCAACCAATCCCCATATATTTTTCATCATAGAGGCATTGAGCTCATTTTGAGCAGCCAATAATCGAAGTTCGGCAATTGTAGCCTGTCCGGTCAATGCAATACGAGTACGAAGAGCTACAATTTTTAGATAATCAGCTACCTTTTCAATTACTGCTAAAGCTAATCTAGCCTTAGTAGCCATGTTTGACAAATTTACAACAGTGAGATAAGCTGTTAATCCGGCTACGAATGCAACTATACTAACCTTGTTTTCTTTCAAAAACGTAGGTAATTGCATCAGCAATTTCATAAAGTTAGTTCCGAAATTAGTAGCCTTTAGCATGGCAGGGTTTAGATTCTTCACCAGTTCCATTCCCAACTCATTGAAACGGTTCTGTGCTTGGGCCATTTGTGCCGTAATGGTTGATGTCTGAATTCTTGCCTGACGCATAGCTACATCGGTACCGGTTACCGAAACACGTAGTTTATCATAAGCATCTACATTTTGAAGAAGAATAGTTCCTGCAGTAACATTTTCGGCTCCAAATATCTTTTGCAAAAGTGCATCACGTTGTAACGCATTTGCTTTTTTATCCATTTGCTTATTGACTTCAATAATGGCATCACGCACATTAAACTGACCTGAAGCATAACCAACTCCGGCTTCTTTCAATTTCAATAATGCACCACGAAGTTTTGTACCGGCTTCCTCTCCTACCAGTTGTTTGCTGGCTAGTACCTCAAGCATGGCCACAGTATCTTCCATGGTCATATTACTATCGTTGGCTACTGTACCAACGTTCTTAAGCGATCCGGCTAAGCTGTCAGCTTCAGCAGATCCTTCCAATGAACCGGCTGCAATGGAATTGATAATACGAGTAGCATCTTTACCCGTAAGGTTGAACTGATTCATAGAAGCAGTGACCACTTCGAATGCCGTTTCGACTGGAACTCCGGTGGCCGCCAATGTCAATGCTTGTTTAGTCACATCGGCCATAGCCTCTTTGTTTTTCAATAGTTCCGGACGCTTGGATCCGATAACGGTGAAACCGTCCATGATTTCTTTGGAAGTAGCTGTGATGCGTACGCCCGCCTCGGTGGTAGTAGTACTAAGTTCTTTGGCATACTGACGCATCCAAGCCACCGATTTATCATCTAGTCCGGTAATGGCTTTCAGGTTAGCGGAACTTTGCTCAAGCTCATTCCGCATATCCATGAACTTTTTAAGTCCAAGCGTCAATCCGGTAACAGCTGCAAGACCGGCTGTAAAAATGGCGAAGTACTTATTAAACCCGTTTGCTAGTCTTGAAAAACCGCCTTCAGTATTTTTCGAATACTTATCGGCAGCTTTCTCCATATTGCTATATTCCTTGGCAATTTGTTTCTGATAATCTTTATGTTCAACGAGTAATGACTTCAGGTATTCAATTTTCTTTGCATGAGCTACATAGTTATCAGCTCCCATGGTCATTTTTGACTGTTCATTCGTTAGCTTTTTCATTTCTCCGGATATTGCCTTCACAGAGTTAGCTACCTCTTTACCATCGATATAAATCGAGACGCCACGTTTTGCTATTTTATCAGCCATTTTTGCTCGTTTTTTGAATTAAAAATTTATCAATTTTCTCAAGTATTTGATTCATGGCCATATCACCATAAAACTCCTGAACTATATCAGCAACTTGTACCAGACCGGTTCGGATTTCTACATCAAACCAATCATCCGCTGACCGCTTAAATCCGGTACTTAGATCTATTTTTGATTTAGGGTTATGACTACCACGAATGACAGAATTACCTTGACGAATATATCCACGACCAACCCCATAATGACGAAATACCCCACGACGGAGAAAATTGAAATTGATAGTAGAAATATGTCCGAAATTCCTTTTATATGAATTTGAAAGAGTAGAAGCCAATTCACCGGAAGCCTTTGGAGCATTGCCGGCCATCTTCGACCTGGTTGTTACGGTCCATGACTTTATACGGTCATTGAACTCCTCTACTGTCATTATTTTTGGCGTACTATTTTCCATATAAATATTATTTTACGATACAAATTTCGTCAGATTACCACCTTTTTAAAAGGACATAAAAAACAGAATGCCCGACTTTCACAAGCCCGGCATTCTTCCTCTTTTAAAAATCTATACTATGTAAAAAAAACAAAAACTATGACTTAACCCTAAATATCTTCAGGACAAAAACAAACAATTTCGAAAAAGCACCAAATTTTACAAGTAAACCAATAGCCACCGGTATACACATACCGGCCAAGAACCATCTCCACCAGGTTACTGAAGTTGTTTCCTTATTACTGACCTCACTGACAAGTTTTGCATTCTCTGACTGTAGTAGCTTAATGCTTGCTTCCAATTGTGACGTATAAGCCGCGTCGGAAGTTGTTTTTTCTTTCGAATTGTCCAAATATTCAGTATCTTTTTGGGACAATCTTTTACTAGTCGTAATCGTTTCAGATTTCACCGGTGGTTTATAAGTACCAATAACAATAGGCTTATCGGTGTCGTATTCTGTGATACGCGTTTCCAATGCATTAGTTTCATTTTCTATTTGCATTAACGATTTGTCCGTAATTTTTTCAGTTTTGTCCGTAACTTTTAGGCTTTCGGTTTTCGACTGATCGGTTTTTGAATCCACACTGGAAGCAACCGATTCGATTACTTTGGCTTTCTCCACTTTTTTAGTGCTGGAGCAACCCGAGAAAACGATTACAAACAATAGTAGCATTGCACTTATCCACATGCTGAAGAATGAGACAAGAAAGGGTTTTAGTATTTTTTTCATGATCTATTTGAATTTTAAATAAGCATTTGCTAGAGTAATATCATACGGTTCTCGCTTCCAAATTATAGCCATTTCTTTGTATTTAGCTCCATTGTAAAGCGTTGCTACAATATGCCAGTTATGAGCAATAATAGCAGCTTTCAACTCCTTATCGGTGTCGATAAACTTGCAGATCTGCCAAATTTGGCGATCGATTCCTTTCTTTGCATCGTCCCACATGGCGTTTACACTTTCATAACCAAGGCGTTTCCAGTGCAAACCTAGTATTTGACCAATGCCAATACTTGTGGCTTCCATGGCTGCCGTTTTGTTCTTGCTGAATGCGTCATTAAAGGCCAACCATTCTTTGCGTTGAACTTCAACCTTATTAAGCGACCATGCTCCGGAAGGTGCATAAGGTGCACGCTTTCTGTACCAGCTAGGTTCAAATTGAATAATAATTTTACCTGTTACATCGTCGAAGCCTTTTCCTCCTGTTTCGGCCGATAGAAATGCCATTACTGCTGGTGATTCAATTTTGAAACTTGCAGCTTCATTCCAAACTAGAGGTAGCAATTCTTTCATTTTGTATCCTCCTTATCTTTTAATATCGACAAATCAATATCTAAATGGCGTTCAGTTTTATCCACCATGAACTTTTGAGCAATTGCAGCCCATTTCGAACCATTACATGAACTTGCATTTTCGGTTATTGACCAGAACTGAATGCCGCAAAATACCAATGCCGTGTAATTAGCTAGATAGAGATTTGAATACATAGTAAGTATGTATTTCTCAATCACAAATGCAAGTACTATGGCAGCCATTGCTAATACTCCAGTGGTAAACGCCTTAAATAGTTTATTACTCTTTACTTTAGCATTTGTATTATGACCAGCTTTCTTCATGCGTTTTGCTAAATCCCTTGCCGACCAACAGTCGAAAATAATAAAGACAACGCAAATAAGTATAAATGGGAATGTCGGCTTAATCATAACCAGGAAACCACCGGCCATGCTCAGCGACCATTTTGCAAAATTCACTAAGTTTCGAAATAACCAATCCAGTAATAATTGAAATAAACTTTTCATAATGTGTGTATTTTAAATTTATAAATCTGCAATAATATTAGTAAACTCATTCCAATATGGTGCAGCTTGATAGGATGCTAGTGATCCTACTGCTACGTGAAGTGGTATTGTTTTATTTACATTATAAAATGTATTTGAAAATATAATTTGTGGAGTTGATCTCATATTGTTAATTAATATCAGCCCTACACAATTGTAAAATGCTAAATCTCCAATGGAAATAACTGAATTTGGTATTGTCAAATTTCCATTAAATCCAGTACACCCAATAAATGCAAGATTTCCGATTGAAGTAACTGAACTCGGAATTGTCAAATTTCCAGTTAATCCAGAACAAGTATAAAAAGCAGAATTTCCAATTGAAGTAACTGAATTTGGAATTGTAAGATTACCAATAAACCCTATACATCCTGAAAATGCTGCGTCTCCAATCGAAGTAACTGAACTCGGTATTATCAAATTACCAGTTAATCCAGAACAATTCTGAAATGTATTATTTCTAATTAATGTAATTGAATTCGGAATTGTCAAATTACCAGTTAATCCATAACAGTTGTAAAATGCTGAATCTCCAATTGAAGTAACTGAACTAGGTATTATTAAATTTCCAATTAACTCAGAACAATTATAAAAGGCTAAATTCCCAATGGAAACAACTGAATTTGGTATTGTTAAATTTCCATTAAATCCAGTACATCCAATAAATGCAAGATTCCCGATTGAAGTAACCGAACTCGGTATTATCAAATTACCAGTTAATTTTGAACAAGTATAAAAAGCAGAATTCCCAATGGAAACAACTGAATTTGGTATTGTCAAATTTCCATTAAATCCAGTACATCCTGCGAATGCTGCATCTCCAATCGAAGTAACTGAACTCGGTATTATCAAATTACCAGTTAATCCAGAACAATTCTGAAATGTACTATTTCTAATTAATGTAACTGAATTTGGAATTATTAAATTACCAGTTAATTTTGAACAATTGCAAAATGCAAAATTTCCAATTGAAGTAACTGAAATAGGGATTATTAAATTACCATTAAATCCTGTACAGTCTTGAAATGCAATGTTTGCAATTGTAGTAACTGAACTTGGTATTATCAAATCCCCAATTAATCCGGAACAATTTATAAATGAAACATATCCAATTGTAGTAACTGAACTCGGAATTGTCAAATTACCAGTTAATCCATAACAGTTGTAAAATGCAAAATCTTCAATTAAATTCAAACAG